CAGCAACTTGAATCTGGGTGTCCGTCGGCTGTTCCAGGGTTGTCTGCGCCGCATTCGCCTCAGCATTCGGGACTTGCCCGTTCTGTTGCAAACGCGCTGCTTCCTGACGCATGGCCGCATCCGCCAAGCTCTGTTGCTCAACGATTGCAGCTTCCGCTTCCGCTATTGCTCTTGGTTGTCTCTTTGCCATCTTCCAGTCTCCGTTGGGTCCGTCACCGCTGATCGGATGTCCCTTTGGTTTTTGCCAGTTTTCCCGCCGCTCTCGTTGCAACTTGCAACGTGCGTGCGGAACACGGTAAATCGTTACTCGCCATCACGCCGCACGATTGCATGCGCCTCATCGCGCCCCGACATGATTGCTAATAGACTCTGGCAGCACTTAACCTCGCCAGTCGCCTCGTCGCGTGCCTTTCCTTCGGTGTCCAGCACGGTTTCCATGGACTTTTGCATGCTTGCAACAAGGTACTGAACGAACGGGCTTTTTCCGTCCATCCAGACAGACTTGATCATCTCGCGCTGCTCTTTGGTTGGCTGTAGCATGGTCTTCCTTTACACCGCCATCTACTCTACTGGAACGCCTTCTCCTTCACCCTCTGCGCCCTGCTGCGCCATCGGCATAGGCATCGCCATGGGTGGCGCACCTGACCCAATAGGCGGCATCTGCTCCTCACCTTGCGCTGGCATAGGCATAGGCGCTGGACCGCCCTGCTGCGGCTGCTGTCCTGCTCCAAGTAACCCAGCCATCTTCTGCTTGTCGATCTTTTCGGCAGTATGGTCGTCAATGACGACGTTTTCAGAGAAGTATACTTGCCGCGCACGCTGCCGAAGCATCGAAGCCTTGCCGCGGGTCGTGATAACGTCCTGGTTTGTCGGCAACAGCGCATCGCGCATAAACTCAGCCTGCCGCGCATCTGACTGTTCACGCGAGATTGCCGCCAAGATACCCTGCGGCTCTACAGAACACTCCGCTTTGATTGACTCATCCTCGTCATAAATCATGTTCATCGTGTAAAGCTGGTAGAAAATGCGCCGCGCCATGTTGACATCAATCTGAAAAATGGCGAACCGCAACCCCTTCGACTGGTTGCCCATGATGATTTCCATGCCCATGCCGGTGCGGCCAGCCTGACCAGTTGGCGCATTGCCAAGATCAGGCGCAGGAATTCCGCACACCTCATACGCCTTGCGCTCCTGATGGTCGGCAACCGCAATAAGCTCGTTGGCATGGCTCGGAATGTCTCGGAAGTCAACCGCCCTCGTGCTTACGCCTGGCTTGCTGGCAATCTGAATGATGCCGCCCGCAACCGTAGTTTCTACGTTCTGCCCTGGCGCAAGCTGGTTTATGTCAATGATCTTTTGCGGCTTGCTGGACAAGGCCATATTGTCCGCAAGGGCGCGTCCAGCACCCGAAGTAAAGCCGTTCAGGTCTTCCACCATGTCAAAGATGCCCTCGCCCCAGAAGCTGCCGGGAATCGTCATGTAGGACGCCACGTTGTACGGCCTGAAAGCGAACTCGTCTGAAAGCACGTTGCAGAACAATAGCTGGTCGGCACAGACGATGACATTGCAGTGATACCATTTGCTCGGCTCAATGGTCTTCTTTTCGCCAGCATTCACGCCGCCGTAAATCAGCCGTTCGCCCTTGATCCATCCCCAGAATTCCAAGCACTCGATAAACCCGCGCTTCCGCATGGTCTGCGTGCCTTTTTCCTCAAGCCACGCACGCTGGAAGTCAAACGAGGTCCAGTATTGGTATCCATCCTCGCCAAAACGGTCAACCGTTGCGTCAATCCCTTTATCGTTCCATCCAACCTGCCCTTTCATCGAAAGCAGGTCTGGAGCTGTGTAGCGCGACCGCTCGGTAAAGTCTCCAGAATCCACGCCAGACGAACCGGCAGACGGGAAAGCGTCAAACGGCGATACGCGGAAGAACCGGAACATGTTGACGCGCTTGGCTTTAGGCTTAACCTTGCCGTATTCCGTCCTGAATACCAGCTTTTGCCCGACAGAAGCCACCGGCCCCTTGACTATCCCGCACTTGTACAGGCAGAAGTCGTCGGTAGCGTCCTTAAAGGCTTCATTGAACTTGCCCTCGCGCAACTGGTCGTAAATCCGCGATTCCATGCGCCGTGCAGCACGCTCGTTGACCTCGTGAACGTCATCAAGCTCCTCTTCAAGCGCCTGCTGCGCGGCTTCCACAACCGCATCCTCATCAGGCACGCTTTCCGCTGTAACCATCCCAGTCACGGTTTCGGTCAGCTTCTTATACAGCTTGTCAGCGCGATCCTTCGGCAGCTTGGTAAGTCGCTCCGGTTTCAGCCGCCACGGGGTGGCATCGCTCAGGATGGCATCGTTGATTGCGGCCTGCGCGGTGCGACATAGCTTTGATACCAGCTTGTAGTATACCTCAGACCCGCCAAAGGCACGAATATTAGCCAGCTTGTCAGCCTCATACTCGCCCTTGCGCGCCTGTAGCGCAGAAAGCAGCTTCTGGTCAATCCCGTTCGTCATGCGATAGAGGCGTGCTTCGTTCCACTTCTGCATGACATAGCCAACAATGCCTGCGCTCTGCTCAATCGCGCTGACAATGGCATCCCAGTTGTCCTCGGCTTCTTTCTTGCTTGCTCCGCGTGGAACATCAGAAGCGGTGACGGCGCTGGACGGAATCAGGGGCATGTTGATGACCTGGGCTTCGTCAACTGCCGCTTGGTTCATCTGTGCTGAAATGTTTGCCATAGGCACAATGCGCTCCTTTAAGAAGGATTATCGCATGGCCTGTAAAGGCTCGTCAACAGGAAAGTGTCTCACAAAAAACATGAGACATGTATCAGAGACATGTCTCACGAGACACAGAGAAAATCTTATGTGTATGCGTTGCCAACAGAGCGCACGGTTATCTCTCGTGCGTTCGGCGTGAAGTTTCGCGGCTCAACCTTGCCGTCAACGCGGAATGACTTGCCGGATGACACGCCCTGAGCTTCCATGGAACCATAGGAGAGGGCGTCATGTAAATCACTCCACGGATGATTTTTTTCTGGAATTGGGTCACTTCCAGCCGTCTCTTCAGCGAAATGATACTCTCCTTGGAACCCCTCTATCAGTTTTGGGCATCCCTTGGCAGATACTTTAAGGCCATTATTCTGCTGCAAAAAGTACCCAACAGACGACCGCCGCGCCCGTATGCTCTGCGTCTTTGCCGGTATCAGCGGCAACCCAGCAGCGGCATACTCGTCAAAGTCTGTGTTCGAGTTCGTCTTGTTCCTGTCCGCGCCGCTAGGATCACCAACGCCGATAATCTCCATGCCGGTATAATCGTTATGCACTATCGGAAGCAACACTTCCCGCGCAAACTGCCGCGAATCGCTGTTTTCCGCGTACACCTCACGCAACACGTTCAGCGTTCCAGCGTATGTCAACTGGCAGAACACCGCGCACCCAGTCTTTACGCCAAAGTCCACGCCCATGATGATTGGCAACCCGCGCTGCACTTCAATGTCGTTGACCACATGCCGCGCCTCGTCGTACTCCCAATAGACAGGATGACCCGCCTGCGTGGTGCCGTACTCGTTCATCAGGTAGACGCGAATCCACTCATTCGCCTTGCCCTGTAGCTGGCGCAGGTAGTACCCATACCCGCCGTCAAGATGTTGCGTGTTCTCGGCAGGCGGGAAGTTCGGATTCTGCCCTTGATTCGGGACGTACTGCGCCGGATTACTGCCTGGAACTCGCAACACGGCAGGCGGCTGGTCAAAAAATCGCCATCCCTTCGGCTTGACAACCTCCGAAAGCTCGTAATACCAATGAGCCTTTGGCATTGAATTCGTGTCCATCAGCAGAGCACGCCAATTAGGACCGCCATCATCCATGGCCGGATACCGCCCGATACGCGGAAAGATTGTGTCCAGCACGACCTTTTTCTTAATCTCGCTAACCTCATTCATCCACGCCCATGTAAGCTGAATTGACCGCACTTGGTCTGCCGAATCCTCGTCGTCTGCGGCAATCAAAAGGATCTCGCATTCGATGATCGTGTTGTCTGCGGTGTTCAGGTATCGCACCTCCAGCTTCGGAGGGTTGCCCATGCGGACTGTCGTGATAGGCTCTGGAAACCAGTGTAACCACTCGTTGACAGTGCCGTTCCACAGGCGGTTGTACGTGCTTCGGATAAACGCGCCACGAGTCTTGCGGATGTTTGTGCCAGGCAGTACCGTGGCAAACGGCAGGTGCAATGCAATGTCAGCCGCGCAAACGGTTGACTTCCCGCTACCCCACGGGCCGCGAACAGCCTTCACGATGTCCATGCAGTTGTGAAACTTGGTCGCTGTAGGACCGGCAGGCGTATAAACTCGCGGCCTGAATGGAATTACGCTTTTTGGTTTTGGCATGGCGTCATCGGCTCCTCTATCGTCTTAGGCGGTAAAGAAATCGTATCGCCAGCACTGGCAAGTTCATCACGGCGATGATAGCTTGCAACCTTCATTACCGGCCCTGTTCGATTTTGCTCGGCTTTGTTCGACCAATGCTG